AGCTATCAATATTTCTGGTCTCAGTGTTTGGTTTTGCAACCCAATGCCTAGTCGTCGGGGGCGATCCCAGTCTAGATTGTGTTCATGTCCATAGTATCCGTCTGCAGTGATGTTGTTCACCGCCACTTTCCAGGTCACACCGCGGATCAAGGTTCCCACATCAATCACGATCACAGGACGGTCAAGACCACGATAGTGGTCGTACACTTCACGATTTTCCAGCATGCGACCATGCCACAGCACTGACCATATGATCACTGCATCCGAATCCCAGCTCTGTGCCTGAATTTCAATGCCGTGTTGATTGAGGCTGCCGCGTACCGCCGCCAGGACTTCGCCGGAGTTACGGGCACATTGTAAAGGAAAATAGGCTATGGTTTTGATCACTAAATATCTCACATGAGCTATTGTGTAGTTACCACTTTTCACGACCAAGGCTACAACTTGTATGGTCAACGCATGATTCAAACCTTTTTGAACACCTGGCCCTGCGAGGTTGATCTAGTGGTCTATACCGAATCTTGTGAGGTTCAAGAAGCGGCACCAAATTTGGCTGTGCTAGACCTGGCACAGGCATCACCCGAATTGGTGGCATTCAAACAACGGTGGCAGTCAGTGCCCTGGGCCAATGGTGATGTGAGTCAAGATCCTCAAAGAAGTCGCCGCAGAGATCGAGGAAAAAAATTCAAGTGGGAAGCTGTGAGATTTGCCCACAAGGTGTATGCCATATGTCATGCTGCTCAACACTCTCAAGCTCAGTGGTTGATCTGGATGGATGCCGACACTGTGTGCCACAGCTCAATATCTCTGGACAATTTAGACGCATTGTGCCCCAATCAATACGATATCTGCTACCTGGGTCGCGAAAACAAATATTCTGAATGTGGATTGTATGCCATGAATCTTGGTAGTGCCGCAACCCGGGAATTCTTGAGGCTGTTCCAGCACTACTATGACTCGGCCGAATCGGGCATATTCACCTTGGCCGAATGGCACGACAGTTTTGTGTTTGATGCTGTGCGAGCGCAGATTCCCATGCAGCAACTAAACTGGAGTGAGGAACTGATATCCGGAGAAGGTCATCCACTAATCAATTCGGCCTGGGGTGCATGGCTGGACCACCTCAAAGGCGCCAGAAAATCTCTGGGTCGCAGCAGAGCACAGGACCTGATACAACCACGCAGCGAATCTTACTGGCAATGAACTGTTACATTATCTATCTTTCTCAAGTGGCCAGCAGTGCTAGATCTGCTGAAACTCTGGCACAACAGTTGACCAACTACGAAATTTCTTGGCAACTGTTTGAAGGTTCCTATGGCAATGTGGCCAAGCAACAGTACGAATCACAAGGTCGAGGTTGTCATGCTTGGGGCTTCAAAGGCCCAGATCGACCCTTGAGTGACCATGAAAAATACGAAATGAGCCTGCCGGGAGTGATTGGCTGTTTTGACAGTCACTATCGACTGTGGCAACTGTGTGTGGATCTGGGAGAACCCATCATGGTGTTTGAAGATGACACCCGACTGATTAGACCCTTGATACCAGTGGAGTTTGATCAGGTGTTGATTGTGGCCACCAGTCACGACAAAAAGCTGTCCAAGTATCGGGACTACTTGACATTTCCGTCAGGTGAGGCTGCAGCGTGTGAATATCGACAGGCCAGCATGCCAGGTACTGCTGGTTACATCATAAAACCTGCTGCGGCCAAAATTTTAGTCGACACCTATCAACACTCGTTTTTGCCTTCAGACAATGCCATGAATCAAACCCTGATCCGACTGGAGATTCACAATTATCTAATGGGCCAGGCTCAAGATCGAGATCCCACTGGGGGCAAAAGTTCCTTGGTCAAGACTGACTACTGGAACGAACAAACTGTCGCATGTGACGCCAGCACTCACCAGACTCCAGTTCTTGAAAATTCCAGTGGCTCATGGCCAAGCGTTGTACCCAACTCAGTCGATCCGGCAATTCGGGTGATTCGATCTGGCTCAGGTCCCAGTTGGCAATTGCCCAGCACTGACTGCGATCAGGATCAGTCACAAACACCGGATATCCTTCCACAGCCGCAGCCACAGCAGGACTTGAATTGTGGTTGACCACAGCCCAGCAGTTGATCAAATCTTGGCCTAAATCCCGGTGCTGACTCACACGAATTGGGTTTGAGATTGTGACCCCGGGCAAGGGATTCACAAGATCCAAGTAGGTGTGAAGTTTTTTGTCTCCCGGATGTGGGCGTATCACAATGGGCCGATCGGTATATTGTGCCAGTGTTTGAACAGTTTGTGTCAACCAGGCAGCAACATCAACATCGCCCATGCTCCAGCCGCCCTGTCGTTGCAGGCACACCAGCACATGATCCCCGGTGGTTCTGTAGTCACGCAACTCAATGCCCAACCGTTGACTGATGCTGAGCCATCTGGCAGGATCCACTGGGCGGTCACAGTACTCACCGGTACTGGGAAACACATCATCAAAACTGTAACGCAAGTAGTGATGGGGATTGTCGGTGTTGGCATACAGGAACAAGTTGCTGTCCACGGCCAACACTCGACGCTGCATGCGACGTTGTGACAAAATCACTCGATTTCTCAAATCAGCATGTGGTCTTGGCCGGGCAGTTGTGGTATACCAACCTTGAATCACAGCCACATCAGTGTGACCCACTTGATAGTCTTCAATATCCACCACTGAGTCGCCAGTGGTTCTCACGCCCTGTGCAAACAGTCTCAAAAGATTGACCTTTTCCCAATTGCGACCATTGGGCACAGATCTGTGATAAACTGCCACAGTGTTCATGATGGGTGTTGTGCAAGCCGGCGTTCTTGATGCCATGCATCGGCTTGGGGCACTGACTTGTACTCAGCAAAGCAAGGTGTGCCCAGAGTGTAATGCAGCAGTTTGGCCTCAGGATTGGCACCCAGTTCGTCGGGCAGCCAGTTCCATTCCCGGGGTAATTCCCCAATGTCTGCATCATCCAACCAGCCAAAGCGATGTAGATAAGATCCAGTGCTGTGTTGCACCAGGTCAGGTGTGAGCACACGATTTTTCTCATGACCACAGTTCCACACAATCACACTGGACCAATTCTTGCGAGGATAGTTGTGATTGGCATTGCCCAGGTACTTGACTGCGGAACGAGTTTGATAATCATGTTTGACCACTGCCACAGCATGTTGATTGCTCAGCAGGTCAAACAGTTCCAGGATATCGCTCTGCAACACCATGTCACCGTCAATGAATACAGCACGACCCTGATAGCCCATGAGATAAGGAACCAAGAAACGACTGTACACAAAAGTGTTGCTGCCATCAGTGTGTGTTTCTTGGTAGTCTCTCATGAGATTGAGAGCCAAGGGCACAATGGCCACAGGAGCAGTGGCCAGTCTTATGATGCTGTTGCAACACACATGGTAGGCCACTGCTTCGCGTGTATCGTAGCCCACAAACACCGAGACTGGCAACATGCCTTATTCCCCGTAGTGAATGAAGTTTTTGTCCAACCAGGGCAAGATCAAGTCCGAGTGAACCAAGTGTCCACGGCGCTGCACACCTTCAGCAGCTGATTCGGGCAGCAGTTGACGATCTGCCAGATCATACCAGGTGGTGGTTCTGGGATTCATGGGCTGATGTGTGCTCTTGTATGCTATGGCATGCAGCCAAGGGTCACTGGGTCGCTTGAGAAAAAATCCATTTTGACAATCCCAACCCGACACTGCCAGTTGGTGAATGAGACTCACAAGACTGTGATGATGATAGCATCCGTTTTGCTGTGTGTGAATCAACTGTCTACGCACAATACTGGCTGTTTGCGGCAGGATCAACACCAACATACCGCCATCACTGGTGGCATGCCACCAACGGCTCAAGGCAGCTACGGGATTGATACAGTATTGAAAAGCATCATGACACCACAGCACATCAAATTTGGTAAGCGGAGCATCCACAGCTTGTTCAAAGTCGTTGCGCTGATAAACCATGTTGGGATACCGATGCGCCACTGGCAAGGAATCCAGGAGGTCGATACCGGTGCACTTGATCTCAAGTGGCTGCGGCACATCATCTCGTGTGGTGCGTGTGGCCCACCATTCCAGATCTAGACCAGCACCGCACCCCAGGTCAGCCAAGGTACCCACACTTTCCATGAAGTCGTCGTATTCGTAAAACAAGTTCAGTGTTTCGAGACTGTGCTCGTGACTTTCTTCGTGATTTTTAAACATATATTATACCTGTATGTCTTCCATTCCGGCTGTGCGCAGTCTCACAATGTGACCCATTTGCCACTGTTTGGTATCCAGGCCTTTGAGAATACCCAGCCAGCGATTACGTAGAAAGGCCACTTCGTTGATTATGGTTTCAAAGTCGATCACTTCGTCTTCCCCGTCCACATACTTTTCGGCATCCCTTGATGTCAGTGCTCGGGCATATCCTTCAAGATACCGTTGAAAGTGACGACGACGAATTTTTCTCAACTGTATGTTGAGCAAGTTGAGTACTGCCTCGATCTCTTGTAACTGGTTGAAACGATGTTCGGTGATGCCAGGAAGGGCTGTGATGTTTTTTTCTACCACGCCGCCAATTTTGCAGTCGCGCTTGGCTGATTCCAGTTCACTTTCGTAGTGAGCTATAAAGTCCGGGATTGCACCCAGGTCCGCAGTGACACGGCTATACCACATTAATCCCAGTCTTCCTGGTCAGACTCTTCTTCATAATCCTCGTCTTCCTCTGATTCAGGATCTACAGATAGATAATCACTTAGAGCAGTTTTGATGTCGCTGTCGCCTTTGAACCAGGTGCGTATTTCGTCAGCATCAATGTCATGGTCGATCAAAACTGACACAACTGATTCAGCTGCATCTGCACGATCGACTACATTGATATATCGCTTGAGTTCAGTCCAAATTTCACCAATAACATCCACGCTCATTCTGTATCCTCCTGTGATTCCTCTGCGACTTCAGGTGTGGTTTTTTGATTTCTAAAGTCAGCCATGAGTCGATCCAGCGACCCATTCTCGTTTGATTCCCATTTTTTACGAAACTGTTTGATAATCTCACCATCACTGGTGACAAATACCAAACTGTTGCCTTCTTTCTTGAGAAGATTTTTTTTCTCAGCCAGATCAACCAGCCCGGAATGTGGACTCATACCAGTGGTGTAGGGAATCTTGACCTGCACTCCCTCAAAGGGCTTGGCATAGCGTGTTTTCATGACCTTGCAAGCTGAACGAATGCCCATGACGTCAGAGATTTTGTTGCCATCTTCGTCCTCTTTGAGCTTGAGTTTTTTCATGGCCACCACAATGGAGCTGGCATAGATAAAGCCTTGACCACCTGAAATTTTGTCGTCGGGATCAAACATGTCTTGGCTGGCATAGGTGTGGTTGGTACACACCAAGCCCACATTGTATGATCCAAACATGTTGACACAATTTCTCACCAAGGCTGTGAGTGCCTTGGGCTTGCGACCCAGGTCACCCTTGAGGTCTCCAGAATCAAACTGGTTGATATCTGTGGGTGTGAGCAACATGCCCAAGCTGTCAATCACAAACA